TGGCGCCGCTTAATCATTCTTTCCTTCCATTGAGGATCTTCTCATGCTTTACCATCCCACTGAGCTGGTGAAGAGCCAAGACGTGATTGTGCGCGTTGGTTCTGTCACTCTTGCTAGCGGTCGTCCCGTTATCACTCAAAGCGGCGCCACCTTCACCGTAAGCGGCGCTCCCACTCTTTACACTCTGCAAGCCGCCACGACGGCATCTGTTGCCTTTAACGATGGCAACCAAGAATTCTATCTGCTTGGCGGCGGCGGCTTTGCTGATAGCGTGATTGTTACCAGTCAGGCTACTGCTTCTGTCACTTCCTACTTCCAGAAGGATGTTGATGGCACCGTGTTCCTGCCGAATAGCTTTGATGAAGCTTTCCAAGTGATTAGCGCTTCGCGCTATGACAAGAACCACGAAGTGTACGTGGAAATTAATAAGCAACTGGGTGCTTCTGGCACCACTTATTACTATGATCGCGTGGCATTTGTTGCTTGCGTGATGAACTATAACGAGAGCTATCCTGCAGATAACCTCGTGGAATGCACTTTTGATCTGATTAGCCGTGGTCGTATTGGCATTCACCAGAATGCTGAAGAGACTGGTTCGATCATTCCGACTGCTCCTAATAGCTGATTCAGCTTTCCATAGATCTTTGCTAGCCTCTCCTTACGGAGAGGCTTTTTACTGTGAACATTGCGCAACTCAGAGAAGTAGTTACTGAACTACTTTCTGCATCGCCTAATCTAATTGGCACCTACACGCTTCCTGGTAATTCAACCATTCCTGCAGTGTATGTTGTCGGAAGACAAGGAGTCCCCAATGAATGGAAAGTGAAGGGATTGGAAGTGACAATAGAAGAATTCCCGTCCATCAGTCCAAGGGCAATGGTTGGAAAAGTGCAAAATAATAAGCAGTGGACTGTAATTTTGGTTGACTACACGACTAATTCGTCCGCATTGAAGAATGCTGCAGAGCGCATGGCGCGAAGGTTTCCAGATGCTCAGTTTTCTTTTAGGCCAGAGTCTGACGTAGTGTATGGACAATATCGCATTAGAATCCCAGACACAGAGCTGCTAACTGTGTACCCTGCATCGTGAAACTACTAAAGAGTAATTGCGGAAAAGTGTGGCTATTTGACGTGGAAGTGGATGAAATTTCAATTAGAGCGGGGCTGGCGTGCTTTTTGACAGAATGCCCTCCTTTCGCATTGTTTTCATACAAGGGAAAAGATATCGAGGCGTGTCTACCATTGAAGGCAATTAACAGTGGCGTTCCACTACGAATAAGCAATGCTAGACTCTTCCTGCAATAGGAAAAACCATGAGCAAGTATTCCAATATTTTTCTGCTGAGCGATGCAGAGTATGAGGAAATTGGCAGTTGTCTGCGACTGCGGAAGTATGGAAGCTGGCTAGCGGAAGAGGCATGGAAACGAGAAGAGCAAGGGCAAAAGCGTGCCCAGTTTACTCTGCGCGCTATTGCATTGGCAAAGAAAATCGCAATGGAGAAGGGTATTGATCAAGATGAAGCATTTGCCATGCTTCAAGGAGGGGATGAAGGGGAAAGTGTTCTCTCCGAATATTCGGAAGATGCCATCGCATTGATGAGCAGTATGCCATCTGCCAGGGAGCAATTTGGCGAATTGATCACCATCTTCTTCCGTAATCGTGGTGAAATTTTGAGCGGCAAAAAATGGACTGCTACAGAGGACTGGTCTATGGAAGACACGCAAAAGCTACCTAAAGATATGCTGGATCAAATTGAAGCTTTTATGGCCATGGAAGACAGGGGTCAAATTGAGCAAGAAGACGAAGAGGAGGAGCAAGGAAAAAACTAACAGAGCGGCTTGCAAGGCAGGCCGATGAAGCGCTGAATAATGCAACAGATTGGACGGAAATATATTGCCAATTGGCTTCCCTCAATCTTTCCGATCCATTGTTTCAGGCGAATAATTTTGCGAGGCTGCCAATTAAACTTTTGGCAGATGTTTTAGAAAAGAGCTATAAAGCTCTTCATATGAGGACAAATGCTGCGAGTATAAGCACAGCGAAACTTGCAGTGGTGGTAATGTCTGCATTGGGCAGCAAGGGAGCGAAGGCCAAGTTAGATAATTTCTTGCCATATGAATTAGATGATGGAGCATCTACACTGAAAGCCTCTACCAAGGAAGCGCTTGAATGGGCTCTTAAAAATGAAAAGCTACCAGCGGCAATTGTAGGCATGATTGGCGCTGAACTTAGTTGAAAATGTTAGATTGGAGCTATTATGGCTTAATTAATAATGGCCTATCAGCTTCGTTTTGAAAGTAATGCATTTGAAGCTGATTCAATGATCGGCAAGGCGCTAGATGGGCTGATGACTTTTTCTCGCAATGCACAGCGCATGGCTGGTGCAAAAGTGCGGGCTGATGAAGTGAATAGACTTATGACTTTAAGAGGTGTATGTCAGCGCACCTTTGAAGGGGCGATGGACTGGGCGGACAAAGACTTTGACCAGCAAATGGCGAGCGAAAAATGGCCGTTAACAGAAGGTTGGCCTAATACTACTCGCAGGAAAAATGGCGAAGTAGTTAGTAGCCCTCGCGACATCATTGATACTGGTGCATTATTGCAAAGTAAGCGAAGAGATCCAATTAATTCCAGTATTACAGAATTCATTTGGGAAGACGATGTGGCAGAGGGCGTTCATGACGGCATGGTAGCAAAGAGTGGGAAAAGGCTTCCTGCTCGCCCTTGGACAGAGCCAACGCTGGACAGCATTGAAGGCATTATTAATACAATGATGAACAGCGAGGGTCGTTGATCATGGCACGTTACACAATTGACTTTACGACTAACGCCAGCAGGATTGTTCGTGAAATTGAAGCTGTAAATAGAAAAGTTGCGCAAGTAGCCCGCACTGGCGAAAGCGTACAAATCAAGCTAGATGCAGCGCCCCTTCGCGCAAGTCTTGACGATACGTTTAGGCAGCTTGATAATCAAATCGCGCGAATGCAGCGCAAGCTCGCCAATCTTCCCATTGGAAGTAGAAAATTCCAGCAGCAAGCCACTGCTCTTGGCATTACAGAAGGCACGCGACAGCGTGGTGGCATGCAAGCTAGTGCTATTCAGCTTGGTGCGCAAGCAGAAGCATTTGATATTGGCAGTGTTCAACGTTTGCAGAGGCAACTTGAAGCGGCTCGTATTGAGGCGTCACAAATTTCGCCTAACACTGCAGAGTGGGCGGCATTTCAAAGGCAAATTGGCCAAATCAATGTTCAGTTGAAGGCCTCAGAGCGCCTAGCTGAAAGCATTCAAATGCAAGAGCAATTAGGTGCGTATTCTCCTGGTAGCTTGAATGCGCTAGAAGCGAAGCTTACTATATTGCGCAATAGGGCTAGGGAAATTAGCCCTTCTGGAAGCACCATTAAAGAATGGAAGCAGTTGAATGCTGAAATTGTAAAAACAGAGCAATCTATTGAAAAACAAACCAGGCGTCCTCTCACTCGTGGGCAGCGACTAGGTGCAGCAGGTGGTGCATTCCTTTATGGCGGTGGCCTAGGCGGAGGCATTGGCAGTGCCGTTGGGGGTATCGCTGGCGGACTTGCGGGAGGAGTGCCAGCGGCGTTTACTGGCGCCGCTATTGGTCAGGCAGTAGACAACTTAAGCGCCATGGCGTTTGCTATGAATGAGCAGGCTAATGCGATCAAACGATTACGCCTTGGCCTAGCTAGTGCATCAACTGATCTTGCCGATTTTGCGGAAGCAAATCAATTGGTTGCAGATATTAGTGATCGTCTGTTAATTCCCATTGGAGAAGTGTACGGACAATTCACTCGCCTGCGGGCTAGCACTGTGGCGCTCGGCATTGATACCAAGACAACGGGAGAAGTTTTTGAAGGCGTAAGCATTGCAGTATTGAAGACTGGCGGAAGCATGGAGGATGTTAGCGGCGCTATGCGTGCCGTTTCTCAAGTGTTTAGCAAGGGGAAGGTAACGGCAGAAGAGTTAAGAGGGCAGCTTGGTGAGCGACTCCCTGGTGCAGTTGTCAAATTTGCCAAGGAAAATAAAATTGCGCTGCAAGATTTAGACAGGGCGTTTGAAACTGGGCAGGTCAGCGTTGATCAATTTGTTACTTTTGCGCGTGGCCTATTAAAAGAGGGCGAAGGCTACTCTAATGCATTAGCCAATAATCAAGAATACGCATCTGCTCGTTACGCCAAAGCAGTTGAAAAAATGCAGCTTGCTATCGGCAAAGCTGTCGGCCCCATGCTGAATAGCATTCAAGATTTCGCCGCAGAAGCAATCACATCTATTTTGGACCTATCGGGGGAGCTTGAGAAATTTGCCAAGTACATGGAGAGCAGATTTGGAGGCGGTGAATCGGATTCTACTTTCCTTGGGCAAGGTGCTCGCAATATCGCCGATAGGATTATTGGTGGCGATATAGAAGTTAAAGACCTTGAAAATCGCACGCGCTTCTTTCAGTCGAAAATTAAAGAAAGCCAAGCTACTCTTGAGCAAATTCAATCGGGAAGGTACAAAGACCCAAGAAGCATTTTCGAGATGATGTTTGGCGGTCCCGGGGAAGAGAATTTAAGGAAAAATCTTCCAAATCAGATTCAGTTTTACAAGAAACAATTGAAAGAATTGTTAGATGCGAGAAAACTTGCGGAAGAAAAGACAAAAGGGGAGAGCGCCTTGACTGCTGGAGGCGGAGATCCTGAGGCGGACAGAAGAGCTAGCAGCTTTGTTGCTGCCATTGAGCGCCGCGAAGAAGCAATTGCTAACGCTCGTGAAAATTACGAGCGCGAAATTGCTTCTATTCGCGAAAATGCGATTAAACAAGCCGAAACGCTAGAGAGGCGCTATCAAGATCAGCGCTTGCAAGATGAAAGAGAACTTGGGCGCGTAAGGCGTGATCTTGCTGCTGCTGCTCAAGAAGAAGGATTATTACGTCGCGGGATTGGAGGAGAAGATCCTGCACTGCTTGAACAGGAGCGCAAAATTGGCGACGCCATTCGCCAGTATACTGAGGACAAAATTTCCAGAGAAGAACAAGCTCAAGATCGCCAAATTGGCCTTGCTCGCGAACTGGAAGATTTCAAGCGTCAAAATGCCGATGCAATTAACAAGGCAAATGAACGCTATGCAAATGCCATCGGCAAAATTCAACAAGAATACGCAAAGTCTGTCGCAAAACTAATAGAAGACGGAAGCGGCAATGGAGCGAAAAAGCTTGCGGCGGCAGGTAAGTTGATTGCGGCTCAAATTGCAAGGGCATCTGCTCAAGAGGCTTTTGTCACCGCGACAGGGGCCGCCATTGTTCCACAAAGCGCCGGAACATACGAAGTGGCTGGAAAGGCCATGACCGAAGCAGAGTTGCTGACTGCCGCTGAAAAGAGTTCTCCCAACACGAAAACAGCAGCAAAAGCTTTTGTTGAGGCAACAAGGCAAATTGAACAAGCGCAGAAAGATTTAAACACATCTATGCAGCTTACGGCTCAATCAACAAAGGTACAATTTACTGGCGTAAGCACTGCAGATCTTGAGTCTTCTATACAGAAAAGGCAGCAAGCGCTAAGTAGTTCACTGAAGGGGATTAATGACGAAAAAGAAGCATTGAGCAGGCAACAAAATATTTACAATACATTGCTTTCCACGATAGAAGCCGCCGGAAATGAATCAAATGCCAATAAGCGGCAAGTGGACGACCAGAATAGCGCAATAGAAGATCAGTTGAAATTAATTCGGGGCGGAATGCTACCTGCATTAGCGGAAGAAGAATTAATTAGAGAAAATATTTTTGATAAATGGCGTGAATATGCACAGCAAGCTTCGGGCCAAATCCTAGATAATACTACTAACAAGGAAATCCATGAAAATGTTTTAAGAATTCTCCAGGAACAGTTAGGTGTAATTGCAAATCAAGAAGAAGCATATGCTGCGGCTCAATCAGTATTGCGCGACAATGCCGCCTTACTTGAGACAGCAAAGATTGAGGGGCAAACTCGCCTAGTAGGCCAGGGGCTGAGCGCTGGATTTATTAACGAAGCGGGTGTTGCTTACGAAGAGCAAATTGGCAAAGGCGTAAGTCCAGAAGCGGCTGCAAGTGTGGCCCGTGCGACCGAGCAGTTGACACTTGCCAAGACAGCGGCGGATGCGCTGCAAGGATCTATCAATGGAATTGGAAGCGCTTTTGGCGAGGCAATGACCACTGGTGTAGCAAGTCTTGTTTCTGGCACTGCAACTGCCAAGGAAGTGTTTGCAAGCTTCTTGCAAAGCGTTGGCCAAGCGCTTTCTCAAGCTGCTTCACAGATCATTGCCACTTACATTGCTATTGGCATTGCGAAAATGTTCGCGGGATTTAGTGGGGGAAGTGGTGGTAATGATCCATTAAAAGGTGTTGGTGGTGATGATTGGATGAAATACACACGCACTTATGCCAATGGCGGCATTGCTCCCGGCGGTTTCCAAGCATTCGCTAACGGTGGCGTTGTCTCCGGCCCTACTCTCGGCCTCGTAGGCGAAGGGAGATACAACGAAGCAATTGTCCCCCTTCCTAATGGTCGTGCTATTCCCGTGCAAATCAATGAGGGGCGTTCAGCTCGTGACTTGATGGGACGCAATGCTCCTGGCATGGCACAAGCAGCTCCTCTCACGCTTAAATTTGAAAGCACCAAAATCAATGGCGTAGAGTATGTAAGCCGTGAGCAACTAGAACTAGCCATGGCAGAAACTCGCCGTGCTTCCATTGCAGGAGGCGCTACTAGAGGAATGAATATGGCCCTTGATAAAATACAACAAAGCCCCTCCACCCGCTCTCGCATTGGTATTCGCTAATGGCTGATTTTCCTTCCATTCGTCCTGCGTCAAGGAACT